CTACTTCAACTTTTTAGCCGATTCATCGGCTTTTTCAATTTCCCTCTTCTTAGCTTGCTGGTACTCTTGTATGCGTTTTTCCAGTTCTTTGTCTTCGACAGCAAGTATCTTTGCAGCTGCAAGCGCGGCTCCTTCAGGCTCAATCGTTACGAGAGAGGCGACTCCGCTTGGAACTCTCAGTGATGAATAAATGTCTGTACCAGCGAATTTGTCTGAGTAGGGTGGACAGGCGATGACTGGTTTTGTAGTGTTGGCGTCAACGAAAGCGCTGAGAGCATTCGATCTTCCTGCAACTGTAATGTAGACGACTTTTCCTTTCTCATATTCTTTGAGGATTTTGAGGACTTTTTCAGGGGTTTTGTGGGCCGAACCTACCCGGAATGAATAGTCTAGACCTAGGGTTTTGAGTGATTTGGCGATTTCACGGCAAAATTCCAGATCCCTCTCTGAACCCATGAGTATGATGATTTCGCCCTTCATGTTACCACGCAGTGATTATGTGGTAGAAGGTTTTACATACTAATTAGTTTTTAATTCTGACTCAGAAATGTGCTGACGCTGCTTCCTTCTCCATTTCATGAATATGAAAGTCAGCGCAACCGTCAACATTCCTACGACAAAGCCAAGCACAAATATCATAAGCCCAAGCGTTGCCAAGTCAGATGAAGCCTGCACCACAGCAAAAGCCAGCATACCCGTCAGAAAACCCGCAATGAACAAAGCAAAACCCAGAATCAGGAAACCGCCCAAGAAACCCTTCTCCAAATCCATTGTCTATGACCTCAGACTATTGTAGACTATTCTTAGAATTCCAGAGCCAGAAAAAGCTTTTGCAACAACATTGGCGGATTTGCTGGTATTGCCGAGACTTCTGCTCTTCTGAGAACGCGTGATGTCGCTTACATAGAAGGTAGGACTATGGTATGGACTGTTCAACATGGTTTTTGGTTGAAAAACAGTCAAAAATGACCTACCCCCTCCCCCCTAGGTTTTCAGCACACACGGTCCTGTAGTGGGGTCTTTGCCAGTTTTCCCTGTGGTTCCTAGGGCAGCGGACGGTGATTTTGTACATAGATTCCTGCAGAATAGGTAGACTTTGGTCTGCATTAAGAAACCGCAAATTCTGATCAGGTCGGTGAGTTTTTCCAGACTTGCTTTCATAATCTTTTTTTGGTAGTCTTCTTTCTTTCCGAAGGGCATGTGGCAAGAGAAGCTTTTCATAAACCGCACGTGCTTGAACTTGATGAAGGCTTGCCTGACTCTTTCTATGTCTCTATTGGACAGAGATTGAAGTTTGCTGAGCACGTAGGTTCTGCTGCTGATGAGTTCAATGTTGAAGCCAAGCTCTTTGAGAACGGCAACAACTTGCAGAGCCTCTTTAGACTGGCGTTGGTCGGCCACCTTGCACATCCCAGCTTTTTCCGCAAAGGGGTTGTATTTGGCCATGACCGCCGACATCTCAACATATTCTGTGCTGGCAAGCGCCAACGTGTCTCTGACGAGCTTGACCCCGAGGCCCATGGTGCGGAACTTCGGATGAACAACGACTCGGCTGATATTGCTTAACTTTTCGTTCAAGTCTTTCATGCTCATCTTCGGCAACATCATGCTGCGGCCAAAACACGTTGGAGGCGGATAAGAATACACGATCACACCGCACAGCTCGTCTCCTCGCTTTAAACAGAAAATCCGTCTGGGAGCTGGAATCCTGTGGCTTCGATAATGGAATGCAGCGAGTTTTCTCCAGTCTTCGATAGACCCTTGTTCAACACGCATCTCTTTGACGAGGCTACATTCAGTTGTGGCTATATTTGGATAATATTGGACTGTGATCTCCTTGCCGAACCGTTTGTGAACATGCACGGTAGGCTTCAAGTCTTCAAACAAGTCAGTGTGAGTTGTCGCCGCTAAAACTGCCTTCCCCTGTTGCCGGGCGCACTTCTGCAGGTTGAAAGCTACTATTTTGGCAGTATCACGGTCCAGGGTAGCTGCAAACTCGTCTAGGATCCAGAACCGAGCCTCGGTCTCCATTAGCTTCGCAATCTTGTACCGGTATTTCTGTCCATCACTGAGCTGATCAAAACTACGGAGAAACAGAAAGGCGTCATTCAAGCCCACCTTGCTCAGAAGTTCCAAGCCTTCTTCAACTGTCGTGCCGACGGTCTCAATCAGCGGTTTCGTCCTGTCAACCTGGATGTCTGCAACGTCAACAGCCTCATCGCCCAAGTCCTTCTTGATAGCCCTAAGCAGAACAGATTTTCCGCTGCCTGAATCGCCGGTAACATAGACAATGTCAGAGACCCCTATCTTCAAATCCACTTCTAGCACGGTGAAAATATGTTCTTCGTCGATACCAAGCCCAAAGGCTTCAGCGACCGCAGTGGTCCGCGGAGTCAAGCTTACTGCTGTCGAGTAAGAAATGTTGAAAGAAAACTTGCCGTAGACTCGGTCGTAGATCCTGCGGCAGTTGTGGATCCTGAAAAACTCACGATGCCTTCTCATCGAATAACCTTATGCTTCGCTAGTTTCTTACGGATTTTTTCCAACTTGCTCTTTCCAAGACTCAATCTGAAACGCCTGAAAAACAGAGTTAACCCATAAAAAAGGGGGATACTGGCTGGGCAATCTAAGCTATTTTGCTGCCGAAGATGCCAGGGGCTTCCCGAAAATCTCTCCCAAAACCGAACCCAAGATGTCAAGGAAATACACGATCACGACACCCAGGCCCTTCAATTCTGGAGTTGGTGCAGCAGTAAAGACAATTGCGATACTTCCAAAGTAGTAGGCCGCAGTCTTGTACAGTCTGTTGGCATCGTATTCAAGTTGTGGTTGACCTTGCATCTTCCCTCTGACGTACGCTCCAATGTAGCCCCAAACGTTTCGCAGCCAAATCAGCCCAACAGCAAAGACGCCCGAAGCAAACACTGTCTTCACGAACACGACAACTCCCTGGTAGAGTTGAGGAATACTGCTGACATCTATGCTGGCAAGCGACGCGCCTACGGAAAGCAAGACGCCTCCGAGCACGGCCAAGAGGAGAGTCACAATTGGGATAGCTGTTTTTAACTTCGTTGCATTCACCTCCTGTCAACCTGAATGTGACCGAAAAAGGAGCCTACTTGCACTCTTTGATCCAGACGTTGATAGTGCAGTTGAATTGGCTAATGTTGACGATTTGAGGCGACACTGCGAGTTGCATCTGGACCTGGATTGTCTCAAATGGTTTCAAAACGTAGTTTGTGTAATTCCACGAATACACCAGGAAGCTGGAGGCATTCGCGGGGACCGTTGAGTCTGGAAGCACGCCTGAAAACTGCCAGTCAGTTATGTTGAAGCTAAGCGTTGCGTTGATGTTGCCAATGTTCTGAAGCCAGAAAGTCACTGCGGCGACGTCGCCAGGCGAGAGGACACCCCAATCGACCTGCAGAAGCTTAATTGTGCGGTTCGCGTCTGCGTAGATCTCGCAGTTGATCGACTTGATTTTGCCTGTGCTTGACACAGGGCGGCTAGTCATCAGGACCGCGACTACGCTTCCTAGAATGACTATAGTTGCAACCAAGATTCCAGCGAGTAGTTTTTCATTTACTGTTGCCATTCACAATCACCACCTTTACCCTTGAAGATTTGCTGGCGAAGAGAGCCAATCGCGACCTGAAGGGAACAAGGAGAAGGCTACAACTGCTGCTCTCTCCGCTTTCAGCTCAAAAACTAAGCTTTCTGACCGATAATGATGCCCGTAACCGTTCCAATCAAACCGGTTATCGCAGCAAAAATCTCGTGATTCCAATCATGGAGGAAAACTATGCTAGTAACCTCGAGAACAGTCAAACACCCAGCCATGCCCAAACTGAATTTCACTACGTAAACAAGCCGCTCATTAGCCAGTTCTTGAAACTCAATCTTGCCTCGAGGCCCCTTCTTCACGAGCCTTCGAGTAAGCGCCCTTCTAACCCAATCTGTCATGATGATTACTCACGTGCTCCTGTTTGGTCCTGTTTTGCATGCGACTTTTTCTTCCGCCCATCAAAAAACTGTTGAGAAGACACTGAGCTTCTCCAGGCTGAATATGATTTTTGACGATAATCGTGATTTTGCTGCTCCAAACAAACGGTATAGCAGTGTAATCCAAGTCGCAGAGGCCGTCTGCATAATGAAAATTGTTCTGGACAAGAATAATATGCTTAGTTTTCTGTCCAAGCAACCCAAGGTAAACGCCCCAACTTGAAACTGAAACATCGACATCCATTCCGCAGCTGAGGCTTTCACCAATACTCGCGTCGGACCAGTCAACCTGAACAAGATCGCCCATACTCAACTTTTTGATTTCGTCATCAGTTTTCCTTTTCAAACCTCAAAAACACCTACCTGTAAGCTTCCTTTTTCTTCATGCTCTGCAAAATCATTTCCATCGTCGCAATACGGTTTTCAACAGCCGTATTCACGTCTTCAAGAATGATCGTTTGCATCCACTTTGGAAACTGCACGATCCTGCCGCCAAGCTTCTCCCACGTCTTCAACCATTGCTTTCGAAACGCGCTTTCTCGTGCCCAATTCTCCAACACATCAACAGCCAAAACTTATGCCTCCTGCAAAGTTAACGTGAAATGCCTGATGTTCTTCCCAGCCAGATCCGCTGCGTCGATCGCAACGTCCAAGATGTAAACTGCCGTGTTTACGACCCGAACTTGATCAGTAACGGCGAAGGTAACAGTTGACCCTGCAGCACCTATATCCTCAAAACTCTTGCAGTTACTGCTAGCCCAATTCACGTTGTTCTCGACGCACTCAACCGTCCACACCCGGACGGCACCGCGAATCTTGACCTTGCGCTTGTAGGCTTGATTTTCCCAAGCATCCCACTGTCGATTTATAACCTGGAAGCCTTCATGAAAACTCTTAGCGTCAAGGGTTTTTCCGTCCAAAGTAACCGTCATGCTTCCAGGTCAACCCCGATAAACTGGTTGAAATCAAATCGTTCAAGGAGAGGAATCCCGTTTGTACGGATCTCATTAACCATTTTGACGATGACAAGCTTGGCATCTTGAAGCGTTAACGGGCGTCCCAGAAAACCTTTGATTTGCCTCAGCCTTTCCCTGATGTCATCATAGGACACTTTCACGCTGTAGGCTTGCCCGCCCTGGTCATAGTCGAAAGTGAGAATGATCTCTGCATTCTCAGTTGTTATTTGCCTAAGCTTTATCATCGCTCATCCACTCCAACAAGACTTATGCAGCCGCCAAAGCCGTTAACAAAAACGGAAACGTCGCTGACAGCGACAATTTCAAAGGTGTAGGTGTGGCTCAAGATGCCTGTCCCTGATGCCGTACTATAGAAATCAGTGGCATCGCCGTAACTGACGGCGCGCACCTTGCCGATCTTGCTGTTTTTCGTCGGGTCCTTGTCCAAAGGCTCAAGAGTCACATATAACGTGCTGCCTTGGGCAAAATCGAGCGTTATAGGCTCGTTGTCAACGGTGGCCAGCAGCCAAGGACAGGCGACTATGCTGATATGCACGACTGTGTTCGCATTGTCTTTTCCAATCGTGAACGTGTGAGCTGAACCTACTGAAAGACTGCCATAAAAATTCGCGCATGCAGTCTCGTCAGACGTCGCGTCGTGGATCCGTGTCGTCCAATCAACCTGAACTCCATCAACAGAAAGTTGCACGCCATTCGTGTATGCATCACCGACGTTCTCAAAACTCGTCACTGCACCTGGAGTCTTAGCCCAAACTAGGACGGCGAAAACCGCGTTTTTCAAGGTTCCAAAGAAACTGGCTGGTGAACGCTGCGCAACCGTAAGATCAATTTCCGCTGCGTATGCGGCAAGGTTGGATTTTGCAACGTCACTGAACTTTGCTTTCCCAAGTTGAAAGGCGCTGACGCTACCGCTGCCGCCACCACCACCATTCTTCTGCTCCATCAGAATAGCGTAGGTTCCAGCAGCGACGAAAGCAATCCCTGTCTTGTACCCTGTGGTAAAGCAACCATAGACGTAGTAACTGCCGATTTTAAGACGATACGCAGATGTGGTGTTGATAGTGAATTTGAAGACAACCAGGGAATCTTCGCTTAAAGTGATGTTCCCATAGTTTTTCAAAGTGCCCCATGCTGCATTATCCCGCGTGTACGCTGCGCTGTCATTGATGAGATTTTCTTCAGACGCGAGTTGACGGACCTCTTCAGTGTAAACCATTTTTAACTACCAAACCGAATGCGTTTATGAGTTGCAGATGCATTCTGACTTGAAGCTTCGACAACCACGTTTTTCAAGCGCTCTTCAATGAGGTCTATAGCGTACTCAGCTGTCCGTTTGTCAACCGAGCCTTGAACAGTGATCAAAGGTCCGTGAATGGTTATGTTGTTGCCGAATCCTCCCTTGGATAAGGGAATGACTGCTTCAGGTCCTGCTTCACCGATTAAAGCTAAAGTTGGCGACATGACGATGCCGCCGTGCTGCAGGTGTCCTCCGACATTGGGGTTCTGGTTGCTTGGAGTGCCTCCTCCTCCCAAAAACCCTGTAACTGCTCCTACAATGGCGCCGATCGCATCTGCAATAGGCTTGATGATATTGTTCCAAACCCATGCAAGCGCGTCGAAAACAGGCTTCAAAATGTTATTGTAAGCCCAGCTTATCCCATTACTCAGTGTGTTCCATGCTGCAAGCAAAGTCCCAGTGAGAAAGTTTCCAAGAGGCACCAGAATATTATCCCAGAGCCACTTTAACCCGTTGTAGACTGACGTAATGGCGAAACTTAGCGCTCCTCCCAAAACGTTCGCAATGGCGTTTATGGCGTTTCTGAAGGGCTCGCAATTCTGGTAGGCCCAGATGAGGCCTGCAACAAGAGCGGCGATTCCAGCAACAACCAAGATAATGGGGTTTGCAGCGAGAAAAGACATGGCGCCACTGATACCTTCGGTTACAGCGGTCCACCCTTTCGTTAAGGTTGAAACGCTTGTGATCATGGTGATGAGACTTGGAATGACTGTGACTGCCGCGCTCATCATTGCTTGATTTACATTGCCTTGTGCGAGCTCGGCTCTTGAACATGCAACCTCATATCGCTCCTGCGCCAGTTTCAAATCGCCAGCGGCTATAGCTGCTGCTTCGCTGTCAATGCCAGACTTTTCGACGGTAGCGTTATATTTTCTCTGAGCATCTTCAACAGCGTTCGCAGTGGTTTTCACAGCCAAGTTTGCCCTGTCAAGAGCTACCTGCGCGGTTTGAACTCTGTCGATTGAGTTGTAAAGAGCGAGGCCACTCGTGGCCACATTATTGAATGCTAGGGCGACTTCTTTGCTGCTCTTCTCCACTTTATTGTTTGCATCTTTCACTTTGTTGAAGCTAGTGTCAGCTGTCGCAGCGACGCCTTTGATGGTGCCGCTTGCCTGGTCAACTGCTTTCAAGAGAATATTGATGTTTGTGGTCAATTCAATGTTTCCTGCTTATTTGCTTGTACCACCAGTTTGCCCAGGAAGCCAGAAACTGAAGCTGAAAAGGACTTAAAGACGCAATGTAATCCAGTGTATAGCCGTATTCGTGTGCGATTAGGCCGAGGATTTGGGCATCTTGGTTTTGGCTGACCCAGCCTTCAATGTCTGAGGGAGATAGAAAAAATTGTCAGGGCTCGCAATCAATTCACAGAGACGCGTGAGCTCTTCAGCTGGAAAATCATCTAGGTCCTTTTCGCTCTTCAACTCGGGATATGCTTTGTGCAAGAGCAGAAAGATCATTTTGCGCGTGCGTTCCCATTCATCAGAGATTTTATTGAGCTCCCAGAGGTCTTTCGCTGGCAATGTCGTGTATTTTACCTCTCCCAGAACTGGGTCTTTGATGGTTCTGATTTCTCTGGCCTTTTCCAGGATCCGTCTTGGATCGAATTTCTTGGCTATCTCTCGCTCCGCCGCCTCTTCTTTTTCGAACAGTTCCCTGCCAACTTCTGCAGGGCTCTTCTTAGGCATGCCTAGAGCTCCTAGTAGGTTCCGATAGTCAAGCTTGCTGCTTCGCCCGAGCCATCCTCGATGACAATGCCACTTTGCTCGTCGTGGAATCCGTGATGAAAGATAATAGCGTTACTCAACGTGTATTTCGGTTGACCAGTCGGTGTGGAGTTTGCAGGACCCAACAGAATCGTTATTTTCGTGCCTGCAAGAACCAGAGCCGCGTATGTCGTGTCAATGAACATCTTTTGAAAACTGAATTTGAAGGTTTTGTTGCCGCTTTCAAGGACACATGGGACATCGCTGCCAAACTTGTAGTCCTTGATCACTTCCGCGTCAAGATCGAAAGTAACTCCCTTGATGTAGCCTACTTCTACTGCATTAATGTTGATACTGCCGTTTCGACCGATGGCCGGTGTTGTATTTGGCATTTTTCATTTTTCACCTCTTGCTTCGCGGAGAACTGCGCATGGCAATTCTCTCTCGCAACAAGTTGGGCAGGTGACTAGCCAACATCATGTCAAGAAACTCTGATTTGTCAAGCTGAAAATGACTTTCAGGGATGCAGCTGAACTTGAGCTCCCACTGCTCATCATAACTTCTGATAAACTCTTCCCGGCAGAGACCATTGAGGGCTCGCTCATACTCCTGCTTTCCCAAGACGAATGCAAGGCCAATCCAAGCCCTATAATACCGATCATTCTCGCCCAAGTACAGCAGGATCTTCCGGGTTGCCGACAAGAAATGTTGAAAGTTACGGTCCTTAAGCCCCTTGAAAGTTTGATAAGGCACGTCGTCAAAACGGCCACACCAGACTTCAAGCGCGTAAACGTGAAGGAGCTGCTGAAACAGATGCTCACTCATCTTCGTCTGAGGATAGTAGGGCTCGCTTTCAGGCAAGAGCCTATCCAGGATTTTCATGCAGAAGTTAACCAGCTTCTTAAAAAAGTGAAGCTTCAATTCTGTGTGCATACATGCACTCTCAAGGCGTGAAATGCAGCAAAGCCTGGAACCTCACTACACCGCCATACCAAAGTTTGCCTCTTGTCCTGATTTCGCCAGGACTGAAAAAAGTCGGCGTAGTATCCTTGACGGTTCCGCCAAGGCTCCTATCGGCAAGAACCGCGTCCATCACGTCGCCCATCGGCGCAAGGACATCAGTAAACCAGTTAGTAGGCTCAGTTTCGCGGATTATGACTATAACAGAAAAATTGATCTTGTTCTCTAGGAGACTGCCGAAAGCACCCTGCTTAACCTCAGTGTGCTCCGGGTTGATTACAGCCATAGGCACGTCTGCAACCCTGAAGTCTTCGCCCAACACGACATTCTTGATTGAAGAGACAGCCTGAAGGTCACTCTTGACCTTGTCGAAGACGGCCTTGTAAGAATCATAAAACTTGTTGGTCATCCTTGCGTTGCCTCTTCAAACACCTTCTGCCACAACTCAGCAATCTTCTCTTTCAGATCCTCAACAGTCTCACGGACAAACGGCTGCGGCCTCGTTCCCGGATGATGAACGAGTGTTGTGAAGACTATTTTCCCGCCTACATCGAAGCGTAACACACTGGCAAACATCGGACGAATCTCATGAGGAAGCGTGCCATACTCAACGTAAACAGCGTATGGCACCGTTGGACCGACGGATCCACTAAGCCCTTCAGCCTGTTTCTGGATGCTTCCTACAAGACGTCCGGACTTGACAGGAGCCTTGGACATCATGTCAGCATAACCATAATCAACAGCACCCGCGACAAGTCCAGGCAGCGACTCGCTTTGAACCTTCTCTGCGAATATGACGAGGTTCAAACCCCGCTGCTGAACTTCAACTGTAAATGACAATCTCAGCCCACCGCAACTGTCCGACGCACGTGTGGCGTCAACATAACCTGGAACTGCTGCGTCAACGCTTCAGGAATCAAAACTTTCATGCTCGTTTCGTCAGCACGGACTACAGGGCTTAACTTCCGCTGCAGGATCTCGTGAAGCAAGTTACTGGATACTTGAATGCAGACATGGTTAACCAGGCCAGGCGTTGCACTGTACCCGGCAGTGTAAGAGACTCGGATGCTTTGTTCTCGGATTGCAGGGAACTTGTTGACAAGCATCATTTGCCCTGCCTCGCTATTCAGGATGTAGTCTTCAGATGCAACTGATACCCAGTTAGGCGTGATCCCGTAGCCTTGATCATTATATTCCACTTTTGAAACAGATAAAACAGGGTAATATCTAAGGTCTATCCATGGATTCTGGTAGTCATGCATCTCGTTTGTGAAAGCCTTGCCGCCGCTACTGAAGAAACCAGCGGGCACACGGCAGAAACTGTCAATCAGCCCTTGCACGGATACGATGAGAATGTCCAAGAAAGTGTCGAAGGCAGCATCGCTGGCATAACCGAGATCGGTGTAGGCGATTTTGCTGTAAGCCTTCACATCATCCTTGGTGCAGTAGGCAACCGTTCCAGGAACGACGCCCTCAGTGATTATGGTCCAAGTGAAAGTGTGGTTTTGACTTGGATCTGCAAAGCTGATGTTGATCTGAAAATTCGTTGCGTCCGGGCTGCTTGGCCAATAATCGCGTGCTCCTAGGTCGTCTTCAGGTTGCAGAGTAATCTCTTTCAGAGCAGGAGCAAAGCCCAAACCGTGAGGAACGGTCACTGCTGTTTGTCCTGCAAGAACGGTGGCCGTTCCATTTTTGACAGTCGTCAATCTTAATCAACCATCGTCTTCAATGTCGCTACAATTACGGGGCGCGAAGAAACATTCTGACTCACCGAAGGACAAGTTGACGGAAGGTCCCAGGAAGTGCTTGTGAAAACGCAGCCATCCCACATTTTGTAAGTAGATGTAGAAGGAAATATTGACGTTGCCGATGCACGAGTAAAAGCCATCGTCGCGTCGCTCGTAGTTACTCCAACCCAGACCACTTGACCAGTAACCCAGACATTCGTAATGTTCACTTGAAATGCTCCTGTCGCCGCTGTGCTTATATTGGCACTTTCGTAAAGCAATGCTCCGCCGTAAGGTGATTTGTTATTATCCGCCCAAATCGAGAGTTTCATGTTTTGCCCGGCGCTGAGAGTTGCAATGTTGAATATCAACTCCGTTATGTTGCCCGCCTTTGGAATGAGCATTGGCTGGAGCCAGGTGCGATTGATAACGCCGGCTTGTCCGGTGCTCGGAGTATTCCAGAAAGGCAAAACACAGATTGTCTGGGAGTCTCCGATGTTATCGTGCAAAATAGGCATTCCAGCCAGACTATAATTTATCGCGTAGGTGCAGCCGACAAACCTGTTGCCAGTAACGCTCGGGTAATATGCGGTTGAAGAGATGACGATACCGGTAGGCGTGTCAAAAATGTCGTTAGCTTTGATACTTATGTTTTCAGCTCCAGGTCCGAGCTGTATGCCCACGAGCTTACAGCTATAGATCTGATTTTCTTCAGCAATAATATTATCAGCGTAAGCAAAATTCATGCCATAGCTCCCTGCACCTTCACCGTATATCTTGTTTCCACGAAAAGTGCCATTCGAGTCAACACTACTGCTTGCGTCCAAACCATAGGTCCCTCGGAATGTTATTTGATTTCCCTCTGCAATCCCGTACGGTCCGATATCAATGGATGTGCTACTTGCGTATTTGATGATGTTCCCGACCACAACACTATAGCTTGAAGAAAGAAGTTCGATGCCTTCATCATCTGTGCTGTGGTATATGTCTCCACCTGGAAGTTTGTCGATGGTGTTATACATAACCATGCAGTCGGATCCACCGCCCTGTTTTCCAGCTGGAGGTGAGTCAGTACTGCATTCAATTGCGCTATCATTTAAGTTTCTGAAATCATTGAAGCAGACCCAAAGCATACTACTGTTCTCCCAGCGGATACCAGAACCGCCTATCTCGTCGTATTCACTGCTATGCCTGTAATCAGGTTGACGAATGAAGAGATGTTCAAAATGGCTGCTGTCAACATTCTGGATGAAGACAGCGGGGACAATGCTCTGATTATGGTGGTAAATCATCATGTTGTAGAGACCGACATTTTCAATCCGTGTCGTCTGTGTTCCATAGAAGTGAAAGACGCTTTGAGTTGCTGTGGACCTCTGATCAATAATTGTGCTTGTTCCTGAGCCTACAAAAATTGTGTCATTCGTGGTAACAGGAACTTCACCTTCAAAAATGTAATGACCTTTGCGTATCCACGTTAAGCCTTGATGGAGACCGGCTTGACGGACAATGTCACTATGGTTCGTGCTATAGGAAGTCAACCCGCCCGTTGTTGCGTTCTGCAGAACAGCATAAGAGTCTATAAGGCATACGATATCAGTTACTTCTTTCTGCAGGCCTGAAAGCGAACTGTTCACGGGAATATTAATAGTTCCATTCAGAAGTTCTACTTGAGCTTCCAGAAACTCTATTCTCGCCTCAAGTCTAATTACGAAATCGATGTTGACGTTAGCACCCTGTCCCGCAGCCCATCCCCCGGCAAGAGCCAACCCTATCATCAGACTTAACAGAATTGCTCCTTGCCACCACTTCACCGAAAGAATTGCAGTTTTGAAACTAGGTTTTTCGTTTTCTCCCATATTGTTCGCCCCATAAACTCATGAACTCAACCAAGGCCAAGAGTTTCTTGACAAGCCAACCCTGTTCCCGGTCAAACTGACGATCTCGCCCCATCGAGAGCACGTAAACTGTGACGGGCACGATTGGAGGAAGCTTCCCTTCCTTAATCTTCTTGTACCGGCAGACGCCGCAAGTCAAATGCCGCCGCAAGAGATTGTAATCGCAAAGATTCACACATTCAGGCACACCGAACAAACGCGCCCACCGGGACCTTTTCCTAGCCGTCGGTTCTGGAAGACTGTAAACGGCAAAGGTGTTGCCGCTTTGGTCGAACCCGTACAAGATATGATCGTTCAATTTGTAGAATGGCGTTATGCCGTACGCGAGGGCTCGGAGCTCGACTGGACTCAGTTTTAGGAGGGGCTTCGAAATATCCTGCATGTCAAGCCAGAGGCCTCGGGTACCTGATGAACAATTAGTCATTATGAACGTTGAAACGTGAAATTCCGAAGGAAAAAGGGGAAAGAGACTGGAAAAGTAGCTAGAACGTATCTGTAGATTAGCTTTGGTGCGTGATTTTGCAGATGCTGTTGACGCTGCCGTACTGGGCGCCGCCGTCCATGTGAGTTATCACGTAACTTGACAACTCCGTTGGAACACGATAGACTTCGACTGTAGGCTCATTTTGCAGAGCTGCCCAAATCGAGCTTTGACCTTTCAGACCGACGTAAGCAAGTTTCTTGTCAGCTGCCGGGAACACAGTGTCAAAGTATGGGTCTGCGTACCAGTCAAGCCCTAACGCATGGGCTTTCATTCCTAGACCACTCTTCATCAGGTCATTGAGGCTGCCGTAGTATTGTGTCATCGCATCTGTTGTGCCAAAAGCTGTCCACATGTTGCTCGGTGAGGTCACGATGAAGTCGGCGATGAAACCGTCTGCAGCATTCAGCTTGATTGCGTTTCGGACGTCAGCGAATGTGAGTACCGAAGTTGCCGCTGCGCTCACAGTGTTTCCTGCGCCTGCTGACAAGGCGATACAGACTTTCGTGAAAATGCCCTGGCGAACGCATCCGCCGTGGACCCTGCCGAGCTGCTCGACAAAATTTAAGGCAGACGTGTTTGCGAGCAAATCAGAAATCTGAGTTACCTTGCCGAACGGTGCAAGCGTCACTGTTCTCTTCGCAACTGTTGGGTCAGCTGCAGAGAGAGCTGAGCCTTCTGTCCAATCCGCGTAAGCCGGCTGCGTGAGGACCTGCGTGTCAATCGTCTTGCCAGCGCCCTTCGGAACATCAGCAATCATGCAGACCTCTCGAAGGTCTGACCAGTTGTTCAGTTCCAGGAGCGCGCGGGCTTGCACGGTCGTTGGGAGCGCGATGTTGCTCGTGCTCGTCAAGAGTTCCTTGACTGTCATTTTTGCAGCGTCGCTTTCATTGAAGCTTCTCAGCTTCTCGACAAGGCTTCGTTTCTTCTGGGCAGCAAAGATTTCCCGTGCCGTCAAATGGAAATAGGGCGAAAGGTCTTCTTTCGTAACGAGTTGATCGAGAACCTTGCCGATTCTGTCGTCTATCGTCTTGAATGATTCTTGAATCTGTTTGTCGTCCATTCTATTCCTCCAATCCGTTTATGACCCACATTTCGCCTCTGGGCTCACCCAAAAGAGTCGGAGGGCCAACTCGCCGCAAACTAAAGACTGAAAACCTAGGACTGTGACTTCTTACTTGCAGCTTCAATAACTTCCAGGCTCACGAGCCTGAAAGCCTCACTCTTGCTGGCGCCCTCTTGCCGTAGTTGGTGGAAACGAGCCCAGAAACCCTCTTTCGTTAAGACACACTTGCAGGGTTGGTCTTTCGGCGGTTCTTGCTTCGGAAGATCCTTCGGCTTCTTCAACTGGTCTAATTCAGTTTCGAACGCTTTCAGTCTAGTCTCCATCTCAGCAAGTTGCTCTTTGAACTCGTAGTTTCCGACGCCAGCGGCCTTCGCAGCGGCAATCAAGACTTTCTGAGCTTTCGCCCTGAGCTCGTCAGTTGTGATGCTGTCTGTTACCGGCTGAATCTGATCCATTCTAGCGAGGGCATTGCGCAAGTGTGGAAGATCTACTGTTCCATCCTTATCCTTGTACGGTAGGTGCCGGCACTGTTTATCTTGGGTCTTTTCCGGGTAAGCAGGCTCGATCGCGGCGAAGCTTGAATCTGGAAGATCATTGATGTAAGCTGCGGTCCACTCAGTTTCTTGCGGTTTCGGAGGCTGCGTACTGTTCGTTCTTGGAGGTTGTGGAGGCGGATTAGAATTGTTTTGTTCACTCATCTTGGTCACATCTGTGACTGTGAAGGATTCAACTAGTTTCTCAACCGGCATAATACGAGTCAAAGGCATGCCAGGCAACATCTCTTTCGAGAGCAAAGCAAGACCGGTGAAAACGAGCCCGTTACAAGTCGAGCCCTCCGGCGTCCATTCAGACCCACGGAGACACTGGCACTCGATGCTGACGTGCACTACGCCGCCTTTCTCGATTCTCTGCAGGTCATCCGAGCCCTTCAACACTTTAAGAAGACACTCAGCACAGTCGCCTTCATACTGGGCATCATAAATCGAGACGTCCTTGGCTAACTCGGTAGTGTGATCCCAGTTGACAGGTTTCCCGATTAAGGTCCTAGTGGCCTGCAGCAGCTCGTCTCCAGTGTACACGTTGTCGTTCATGCTACTAAGCGGGAAAAGTGCTTCAACCTTGAAATACTTCGCAAACTCGTCTTCTTTCAAATATCTGATGTAGGGCTCGGTCCAACTGAATTTCTCTTGCGGGCTCTGATACGGCTTCGTATCGTCTAAGCCCATATTTTTGAGCCAACCGTAATAGTAGCCTTTTCCAGTGTCGCATTCCTTGTGGTCTTGACAGTAACGCCACATGAAAGCATTATAGATTTTCTGAAAGTCTGGGTGTCTCGGCATTTTCTATACCTACTTCTATACCTACGTGTACACCTATTCTCAGCCGATGCCGCCGAGGAGAATCAAGAGGCAACGGCAATGAGGATGCACATTCGGATACCAAACCAAATCATTCGGACCTTTCATCAAATACGGAAAAGCTCTTTCCGCGTCGTCATCAGACATGATCTGCTTATCATTCCTCAAACACGCTTGACACGTCGCATCATCAGTGATTGTAATGTACATGAAGCTGAGATTAGACTCACCTAGAAGATCCAGCAGGACGGCCCTCTTTGTCACTGTCAAGGTCTTTTGAGAGCTTCTCATAAAGTTCAATCCGCTTTTGCCTCTCAACTTTCAGGGTCTCTAAAGTCTGGGAAGGCACAAATCGACTGTCCATCACAACACCTTTGCCAGCCTCTTCAGGATAGCCCAGAACCTTACGAACCCACGCCGGACTTACAACCCCATGCTCAATCTCACCCTGAAACTTTGCACTCAAACTCGTCTTATCCTCTTCCTTCATAGGCCGCCAAACAAGCTTCACAGGCTTGGCAGTCTTAACAAGCGAGAAAATAATGGATTCATGCAAACGCTTCAATACTCGCTGATAAGCACGAACCTCAGCCTCCAAAATCGTCTCCTGATACTCAGCAGTCGCCATCGTCGTCGTTCCACCGAAACCCAAAGCAGGCTCCGGCACACCTAAGCCAGCAACGAGATTGCGTGTGAAATGAGCAAGCAAAGGTTCAACAGTCTGCCGACCGCCCACGCTTGCGCTTTGATAAACCTCTTGAATCTGCTCGATTGTTCCATCATTGAAAATATCTTCGCCAGGCTTCCGATTCATTACGCCATTCTTAATCCTGTCATAAGTATCCTTGTCAACCGGGCTAGTTTTACTGCCGATCTGAACCATCAACAACGGGTCTGCACGGCGCCGCGCGATGAGAGGCAACTTCTCTTCCATAAAGAGCAATGCCTTAACCGTCGGCAAGACTCTCCGTAAGCAGCTGACTCCAAAAAGGCCCCAGGGCTCAGCGTTGAACCTCAACTCCAAGATTTCTTCAGGTTTAAACTTGCCCACTTGACCATATTGAGGCTCATACCGGTATTCAGTCACATTCTGGTTTGCGTCGACTTTCTTGCCGACGGCCATCGGGTTCAAAGGCTTGAATCCTATGCCTTTTTCCTTGAGGATCTGCCAGTACATCGCGCCAAAGATAAGGCCGAAAAGAGTTCCGTCTCGAATGACAGTGTCAGCTTGTATCTGCGTCAACAGATCCGTTATCGTTTGCTTGCTGGCGTCATCTTCACATTCCAAGTCATAGCCCATCTGCCAAATCATAAATTGCTTGATGTCAATAGCCCGGGCAACGTACGGAATGTAATTGTACGAGTCAAGATAGTCTCGAAAATCCTGAAAGTCATCAGGATACTTGCAGCTGCTAACCGTGCCCACAGAAACCTTCACGGCTAAAGCCGGATTCACAGAATCCTCAATCAGATGCGCATTCTGAAGCCTACCGCGAATATGGACCTCACTAGTCTGAGTCTCTTGTTCCGTGCTCGCGACAAGGTAAGACTGAGGACCCTTGCCCTCCACACTCACAAGGCCCTGCAACTTGGGCAGGTTCTCAACTTTTTTTCTACGAAGCTTCTCAAACACCATGAAGTCTTAAGCTCCACTGTCCCGTGTTCATACTGTAAAAGCTGAAAGCGCCCGTGAACAACGGCGCAACCTTCTGGATATACTCCTGACCCATCGCAACTTGCAATTCAGGATACACCACTGTGAAATGGTCCTTTAAATGCCTGAAACCTGAACATTCACCCACACCGTAAGGCATCAAAGGATAAGCCCGGCACAGCAAGGGTCTATACTCATAGATCTTACAGCTGTTCCGAGCCTTGTCAAGAAACGGACACACCTGGTCCGCAAACTGAAAAAGCGTTATGAGACCCGCAACATTGCGGGCCAATGGTGCAAAATGCACGTTCACCCCGCGTTTTCTAGCAAGGACTTCAAGTCTCTGTTTCTCCTGGCTCGTGACTCCAGCGCCAAACCTTTTGCCAAACACGTTCCTGCAGCATTCGCCGCAGCGTTCACAGCTCCAGCACCGCTTCAGCTTCAACAGAGAAAAGGCAGTCAACTTTTTTCGCCTACCACACCGAAGCTAACGAACCCGCTTGTTACCGGATGCTTCACAGCAGCATACAGCGCGAGTGCGATTGCCCAGAACTTGTCATCATGCGACCCAGAAGGATGATTGAAGACTATTTTTCCTGATTTAGTCAGCTCAAACATTTCAACGTTCAACTCGGTAATGACACCGCGGTCATACGGAAGCTTGAACCTACCTTCGATCATAGTCTGCTTCAGGATTGTTGCCATCTCTTCTTTTCGGGACTGGAAAGTTATGCCTTCGACGTTAGGGATGCCGCCTCTTTGCATCTCTTCAACTATGGGGTCTCCCACGCCGCCTATGTCAACGCAGACATGGCAGCTGACTTGCCATTTAGAGGTGAGTTTTTTAACGTAGCCAATGACACTGGCATAGGGAGTTTCCAAAGGAAAGACTTTTTCGTCAGTGCAGTGCAGAAGATAGTAGCCGTCTTCTCGCCTCTCAATAACTGCAACGACACTGAAATCCCTGTGTTTGCCAAGGTCAACCCCAACGTAGAATCTTCCTTTTAAGTCTGCATCAATTCGTGCAAACTCGAGGTTTTCGTCGATGCACTTGCAGATTACTGCTTGCGGAAGCCACCTGTTCGTATCTTCAGCCCATTCAGCTTCCATCTCCCGACTCCAACGCCACCCGTCGCCTTCATACTGACGCTTGATCTGTTCGAGCATATTTTTGCTCAGTGGACCATTCGGCTCTACGGCTTCACGCCAAGTCACATGGCTCTTCGCGTACCCTTTGAATGCATCTTCGTTCCAGATACGCCAGAAAACGCTGTCGGTGCTCCAAGGTGTTGATGAACAGATGAATTTTCCCTGCGTCTTTGTGGCGAGCGTCCAGATGATAGCGTCGAACATTTCCTCATCGTTCGAGACAAAATTCATCTCCTCGCAATCCACAACGTCTAATGAAGGCCCGCGTATGGTTTCAGGGTTGTTGGGAAAGCATTCGATTCTGCTGCCATTAGTCAATTCAACGATTGTCTTCTGAGGTTTCCTGTAAAATTTTTTCGGCAATTTGGCAAGGAATCCGTTGATCTTGCGGATGACAAGTTTTGTTTGACGCCATGAAGGGCCTACTACTGCAATGTAACTGTTCTGCATGAGTAACGCGTACCAGAGGAGCAAGGCGCTCGTGATGTAACTCTTGCCGGACTGACGGCACCACCTGGCGGTAATGAACTGGTTTTCAGCAAACTTTTTGGCAAGATCCTTCTGGTAGGCGGTGGCGTTGAATCCCAAGAAAAGTCTAAAGAAATCAACTGGGTCCTGGGGAATTCGAGTCTCTTCTGTCGACTGGAGTTCCTGCTTGAATATTCGCAGCTTTTGCCTTTGCTCTCGCTTCATTTATAAGCCTCTCAAGTTCAGCAAGATCAGTATCGACTTGTTGCGCATCAAACTTTGAACAAAGCCCATCGATTGTCTGCGCTGCATAGGCAGCAACCCGAGCCCACTTCTCCCGTTCTCTGAGGGCTAACCCACGGTCTTGCGCCAAAGCATGCGCCTCGTTAAATATGTCACCAAGTTTGGCTAGAAGCTCTAGGCGAATACGACGAGTATTAAGCCGCAAGATGCGGCGACAAGCACCCAAACGGCTGGCAACAACGTTTTTTCGCATAGTTTTAACCAAGACACCTTACTCCCTAGGTCGTCCTACTCGCTGAAAAGAGCCTTGACCACGAGAATCAACCAAAACCTCACCGTTCTCGACGTCCGGAATAACGTGGAACTCCAAAGGCTCGTGCAGCAAACCTGCGACCTCGACGCGGGAAATCATGCACACCATCTCAGCCCGTCTACAATCGCGATGACTGTTGTTGAATATCAAACGGTGAATCCGTCTTCTCAACAATGTTTTCTCACTTCTCTTGTGCACCAAAAAACCCAACCCTGACGCCACTCAGAGGCGGCAAGTCTCTTGCCTTAAGAATACTTCACGAACAGAAATGTCGAGCGGCACTCAAACCAACGTTATGAATGACAGTTAGCAATAGTCCTCTACATGGTGAAAGATTCGCTTACCGCACGCACGATAGATCGGAGCGTTGTTTCAGGTTTTTCCTTCCGTCTTTCTGTAAATATACGTCATGTCAGCATCAAACACGTAGAATGTGTGTTCAGCGTCATTATGGATGTAGAATATTGGTCTAGCCAGAATCTCTGCTGCTTTTGCAAGTTCTTCAAGGTCCTTGACTTCGATTATTAGGGTATCTTCTGAAAATTCGGGGATCTCTTTGGCTTCGATCACAAGGTCCTTGTAGGGCACTATAAGTTTGTCCGTATCTGATCCTTTGATTAAAGCATGAACTTTGGTGTATCTGAAGGTTGAGAACGCCAAGCCTACAATGGAGAATGCTGAGAACGCGTACGTAGCATAGCGTTCATAGACCACCTCATCATGCGTCACAACTTTGTCTTCTGTGATCGCGCCTGTTTGTTGTTGATGCAGGTTTTCGACTGTTATTGTGTTGCCTTGGCTTGTTCGTCCGACTTCTATGGTTAATATGGGTGAAAAAGTCTGATGAATTGAACCAGCTGAGGTGTTGGCATTCGCTCTGAAAATGGGAACTATTTGAAAGGAATAGTTGCCCGAGATTGTTCCAGTTTCTTCTTCAATTTGTGTTTTTGTTGCTTCTAATTCGCGCGCGCGCCAATACCACATTCGCTGTATATGACAGCAAAAAACTTAGTGTTTGGGTGTGCTTTGCGTGCTTTTGTTGGGTATGGTTTGAACCGCTTTAACAGCGCTGGCACGGTGCGGGCACTTCGCGTTTTCTTCTTTGATTTGTTCTTTGTGTGTTTCATAGTAGCGTGCGTGATATTCTTTGTGTTGTTCTTTGTGAGTTTGATTGTAAACAACTTCAGCACGCTCGCGCGCTAATAGATTGTTAGTTCCTTTGAGTTTTGGAAGTCCTGCGCGCGCTTTTCTGATTCTTTCGGGAAACGCGGCAATCAACAACGCGAGTTGCTTCTTTCTTGCTAGATCGGCGCACGCCCGTGAACAGAAACCTTTCTGACTTGGCAGTGTACCTGAATCTTTGAATGGTTCTCCACATTCAAGGCATACAGCATTAGTATAGGCTTTAAGTTGTTCTTTGTGGGTTTGGTAGTAACGCGCGGAATTTTCTTTGATTTGTTCTTTGTGACTTTGACGGTAGCGCGCGTGATATTCTTTGAAATATTCTCTGTGATCTTGATAGTAACGCTTTTGATATTCGTTGTATTGTTCTCGATCCTTCATTCTATCCCCTCTTTCATTAGCTGATAGATTGCATACTCTATTGCGTGGCTTACGTCTTTGAACCTTTTAGCCTTGATCTGTTCGTTGATCCACTTCATTGATTCTTCGCTGATTATTTGATTGTTGTTCCTTCTTATGGTCGTGGTGGTAAGAGGGATAATGATTTTGGTTAGCGCGTGCGTTTTCTGAAACATGCTTAAGAAAATAGTGAATATACACACTAGTCGAGAAATTTCTTCAATGACTCTCGCAAGTAATCTTCAATTCTGGACACAAATTCGTGCATCCCATATTCTTTTTTGACCTTCGGTTCCGCATATTCAGATCCGTGAACAACACTGTTTCTTATGCGGTAAGCCGCAGTGAGGAAAGACCCAATTTCCTCTCTTTGTTCTTCATTCTTTCCCAATAAGCAAGAACATCATCCATACCACTTAGCCAGCTCGTTTCACACAATACATTATACACTCGACAATCTCAAACATCTCCCACATACCCCCGGCACACGAAAGCATAAAGCGCGCGCAATGTGTTAATTGACTTGGCGTTAAACTGCGCGCGCGCCAAGGGTTCGTCTTTGCACTTAAACACTGCACAGGGCTCTTTCACAAACCAGTTACATCAAGCCCAACACACGCGCGCCCGTTATCCTTCAGGTTTCTTCTCCCTAGGAAAGTTCTGCTTCAAATACGCAGAGGCCTTGTCCTCTACACGGTCATAGTACCCTACTTCCCAGTGAGTCGGGCTTATCAAGCCATACTCGGTGCATCCAAGCATCCAAGACACTAGACGAGCCATTTCAACTCTTTCGGCAGAACCATAGTAGTCCTCTCTGAGCATGTCTGCAACAATTCTGCTCAATCTGCCGAGAAAGCCACAGAAAACAGCAAACTTTTCAGGACCAAAATCAACGATTCTTTTCCCAGGCTCCCACGCTACATATTTCTCAAGTTCACTCTCAGCATTCGGATCGACGGCAAACTTGTCTCGAGAAAGCAGAGTTCCCAGTTTGAAAGCAATCTTGCTCTTGATGACCTGCCTGTGTTTTGACTCCAGCACCACACGAAAGGTTACGACGATTTCGCCTTCTATCCTGTCTCTAATCAAGAAATGCAGGTCACTCACACCTTCAATGTCCTTCACGAAATCATACAAACTCAGAAGAATACTTCTAGTGTTTTCTGCTTTGCACCGTAGGACGACAACACTCCAGGCATCATTCGGCAT